GTTCAACTGGTTTAATTGGTGCTACAGGTATACAGGGACCAACTGGTGGTGCATCAGGACCATCTGGTGCAACAGGTGCAACAGGAGTTGCAGGATCTACAGGTGCTCAAGGAACTCAAGGTATTCAAGGTGCTAGTGGTTCTACAGGTTTAACTGGAGCTACTGGTGCTGGTATCATAAATGCATATTGGTCAGTAGTTGGAGCTAGTGGTGCAACAGGAGCTTTATACTTTGTATATAATGGTGTAAATAAAGCTAAGTTAGATGTAGATGGAAACTTTAGTGTTACTGGCAATGTTACTGGATATGGAACTATATAATGCCAGCAGCTACTAGATTAGGAGATGTTTGTACAGGGCATGATTGCTTTCCTCCAAGATTAAGCATTGAAGCTAGCAATAATGTATTCATCAATGGTATTGGTGCTCACAGAGTAGAAGATGCTTGGGAAACTCATTGTTGTACTATTATATGTCACGATGGAGTAGCCGCAGAAGGATCATCAACAGTCTTTATCAATGGTAAAGCCGCAGTTCGCATAGGAGACATGATATCATGTGGATCAGCATCTGCACAAGGTTCTCCTTCAGTATTCTTTGGATAAGCATATAAATAAGACATGGCGCGTAATACTAGAACATTTTCAGACTTAGACCTTAACTTTACTAAACACCCAGTAACGAAGGACGTCGTCCGTAAGTTTGATGAAGAAGCTATCAAGGCGGCAGTAAAGAACCTTGTCCTAACACAAAACTATGAGAGACCATTCCATTCAGAGATTGGTTCCCAGATTAGAGGGTTATTGTTCGAGCCAGCAACACCAATGTTAAACATAATGCTTAAGAGGGCTATAACCGATACCATCATTAACTTTGAACCAAGAGTTAGGCTTAATGAAGTATTAGTTACTATCTCTCCAGATAACAATGAAGTGTACGTATCAATATACTTTACTATCATAAACACTACTAAGCCATTGCAAGTGGATCTAGTATTAACGAGAACACGATAATGTCAAATAAGAACATAACAACTGCTGAATTAGATTTTGATGCGATTAAGTCTAATATTAAAACATTCTTACAAAGTCAGGCAGAATTTGCTGACTATGACTTTGAAGGTGCAGGCCTTTCTATACTTTTAGACATACTTGCATACAATACCCATTACAACGCTCTATATACAAACTTAGCTGTCAATGAATCCTTCTTGGATTCCGCCAGCAAACGATCAAGCGTCGTTTCAAGAGCTAAAGAAATTGGGTACGTTCCACACTCTGCAGCATGTCCTACAGCCACAGTCAACATCGTAGTTTCAAGTACTACATCTACTCCAGCAACTTTAACGTTACCAGCATATAGCTCATTCGCTTCTTCTATTGATGGAGTACAATACACATTCTATAATACTGAAGCCATATCAACATCATTGTCAGGCTCAACTTATACATTTACTGGAGTAAAGATCAAAGAAGGCACTCCATTAACCTTCAAGTATGCCGTAGCGCCTGGTGTACAATATATCATACCAAACATAGACGTAGACCTTTCAACATTAAACGTAAGAATACAAGATAATGCTACATCATCAGTCTTTAATACATTTGTCAATCAAGAAGAGATATTAAACCTTGACGGTACTTCAAAAGTATACTTCATCAAAGAGATCGAAGGACAACTATACGAGCTACAATTTGGTAATAATACCATAGGTAAAGGCCTTGATAATGGTAATATAGTTAATATTGGTTATATGCTAACTAATAAAGAGTCTGCAAACGGAGCAAGACTATTTAACTATACTGGATCTACATTACTTGGTGGAATAGTCGCGATAACTACTACTACACCAGCAGTAGGTGGTTCAGAAGTTGAGACCATAGAGTCTATTAGATATAATGCTCCAAGGACTTACTCTGCACAAAATCGTGCAGTTACTGTTGAAGACTATAAAGCACTCATCTTTAGATTATACCCAGAAGTTGACACTGTCAATGTATGGGGAGGGGAATCAAATATCCCTCCAGTATATGGTAAAGTATTTTTGTCAATCAAACCTAAGACTACAACTTTCTTGACTACAGCACAAAAGAGTCAGATCATTAATGAGGTCTTAAAACAAAAGAACGTAGTGTCCATTACTCCAGTGATAGTGGATCCAGAATATATCAATCTAGAAATAAACACTACTGCATATTATAATCCAAGATTAACATCGAAGACCGAGCAAGAATTAAAGACTCTAGTTGTCGATACTATTAAAGCTTATAAGACAGAAAATCTTGAGTCATTCTCAGGAGTATTTAGACACTCTAACTTATCATCTAATATTGATGCTACTGAAGACTCTATCATTAGTAATATTACTACTGTTAAGTTACATAGAGAAGTTGACGTACAGTATAATACTAATGCTAATTATGTCATCTATCTTGGTAATCCAATCTATGACTCAGGGGTTCCAGAGGAATCAATAACTTCTACAGGATTCTATATACAAGGCAATGACAATATCATGTACCTTGAGGATTATCCTACAAGTTTAACTGCAGGCGTTTTAAAGATGTATTATTATAATGTTGATATCAAAACATATTATAGAACATTTGGAACTGTAGATTATGCTGCTGGGACTATTATTTTACCAGAGCTAGAAATTACTGGTATAGATCAAACACAAGGCTTATTTGAGCTCATCATTAAACCACAATCAAACGATGTAGTATCTATTAGAAATCAATTAGTAACCATCCCAGATAATAATATCAATGTAACAATGGTACTTGATAAAGTATCTGTTGGCGACCCTGCTGGTGGTGCTAACTATCAATTCACATCAAGTCGTAACTAATGACGATTAATTTAAAATCGATAGTCTCTAAACAGATCCCAGAATTTGCGCGGGAAGACTATCCATTATTCGTTGCTTTTATCGAAGCCTACTATGAATACTTAAATCAATATGAAAAGAGAGATCTTACAGACGTAAGAGACATCGATAATACTCTAGATTCATACATCCAGTTCTTTAAGAATGAATTAGATGTATTTGGTGATAACTATACATTCATTGATCAAAGACTATTATTAAGAAAAGTTAAACAACTATTTGTGGCAAAGGGTGTAGAGTCTTCTTATAAGTTGCTGTTCAAGCTATTATATAATAAGACGGCTGACATCTCATACCCATGGGACTCTGTACTTAAAGCTTCTGATGGCAAGTGGCAACAAGAGATGTCTATCTTCGTTAATATGACCTCTGGAGTAGCTACTGCATTACCTGGTAACAGGATCGATATACTTGGTGCAAACATAATGATCAAAGTATATGTGGATCGTGTTAAGTATATAAGAGGAAACATCTATGAAGTGTTCATAGATAAGAACTATTATGGTAACATCCAAGTAGGTTATACTATATCATTTAATGGAATAACTGGTTCTATCATACCGACTACTACATCATATTTTGTGTCTGCTCCCGGGACAGGATATAAGATTGGTGACTTGATTACTGGTACTACAGTCTCTAATGGTATCTCTATTACACAATTGTTAAAAGTAACAAAGGTTGATAATAATGGTGGAGTTGTTAATATCGCTACAGTTAGATATGGATGCGGTTACGATACAGGATTTTATCTACTACAAGCAAACACTGCGATTACGTCTCAATCACTATTAACCATTGATAAAAATTCAACGCGCCAATACTCAATCCCAAATGATTCTACAGTCGATCAATATATCGACTATGGTTATCTATTAAATCCAAATTATTCTGCTATAGAGTATGATGATCCTTCCTATGCTGGTACATTCTTACAACAATTTTATGAACAATCAATCAGTGGTCAGGGTCTAAATCCAGACTATCTACTTATTGGGTTTAATATCGGAGCTGTAGCTAAGTATCAAGGACACTATAACTCAAATGATGGGTTCCTTGATGACGATATCTTTATACAAGATAGCTATAGATGGCAGAAGTACTCATATCTAATTACAGTCGATGAGAAGCTAGATAAGTATAAATCATTGATTAAGTCATACCTTCATCCAGCTGGTACAGCATTGTTTGGTGAATATCAGATCCAAAATGCGTATGAACCTGGTGTAACTGCTACACAAGAATTAGCTCAATGGAGATCTAAAGCTACCTTTACTCAGATAAATAAGGGTATAACCAATGAATATGTCTATACCTCTGACTTAGGAGGTAGAATCAGAAAAGAACCATATGATTCAGAAGTATACTTTGCTGAAGACTATAATCCACTTGAGATCATCCCATTCTATGGTGATGGTAGAAATAATTTACAATCAAGTATAACCGTAACAGACGCTTCCCCTAGCGTCGTCAAAACTTAGGAGT